TTGATTATTCAGATTTAGGTGTATTTTTCTCACCAACTTTTGAAGTTAACGAAGATATAATTTATACACTAGGTGGATTTAGGATGGACGATTACATAGGTGATCCACAACATTACACATCTGGTAGTTACCCTGATTTAAAAACTATTAAAGATATTTACTTCCAAAAAGTTGATAAAAAATTAGGCATTGGTGATTATGTAAGAACAATCCAATTCTTTGACCATACTTTATTTAAAATGATCAAAGAATTTGTTCCGGCAAAAGCTAATTTAAAAACTGGTTTAGTTATTGAGCCACACTATTTGGAGAGGGTAAAAATTGCTGGTACAAACGTTGACTACGAACAAAAAACAGAACATTTATTTACACCAGATGGATTAACAGGTTCATTAAGCTCTACAAATGAAATAATCCACGATGTAGTTATTGATATCCCAGATTATATACTTAGTGGTAGTGAAGGATCTGCTACTGAAAATGTAGCACAAGTTGGAAGAAAAAGCAGATACTATAGTTTAACGTAAGAATGGCACAAAAAAACTGTAGAAACCGAAGAAGAAATAGATAAAAGATGAGTTTTATTAAAATTCCTTTAAATCAACCTACAAGTAATCAACCTATAATCCTTTCCTCTAAGGTTATTGATAGTGATGTTGATACGTTTGGGTATCATCTTGCTACCTTGTATAGTACCCCTGGTGGTACTGAAATAGATTATATATTTAGTAATCCTATTCCTAGTCCTAGTAGTGTGGGTAAAAATGGGGTTTTTATAGAAAAAATAAGTATCAGAACAAAAGATTCAGGAGGAGGAAGAGTAGTTATCAATGACGGTGCTTTTGAAACATCATATACTGATAGCTCTCCAACCGTACTCACTTATGTTGATATTGGGGTTAATCAAACTTTTGACAGCATTTCTAATATAACCGTATTTATAGAAACTAATGCAACTACTTCTACTGAAGCAGAGTTTTACTATATAGAAATCCATGGTAGGTACGAAAATATTCCTAATTATAATTTTGAATTTAATGATTCAGTTTTAGAAACCAAAGGTTGGAATTCATCTCGTTACGATGGTAGACAACTATCTGCTGCTAAAATTAATGAATTTACTGCAGGCGATATTACTTACGGTAAAACACCTGTAGTTGAACGCTATACTAGAAACATTTATATTGGAAACGAAGTTGTAGGTATAGACCCAACTAGTTTAGACGATAATTCTTTATTACCTATCGAAAATTTTTCTTACTTACAGAGTAACTATTATATAACGATAAATGAAGATGAAACTATAACTCACAATAGGTTAGAAAAAACAAAAACTAAACCTACTGAAAAAATAGGATTTTATCAAGCTTTTTTTGATGATTTTCCCGAAGATGAAACATGTAATGTTGTTGTGTTTGATAACACAGTAAAAAACAACTTAAAATCTTCTTATAAAGTATATTTTAATGGCGGGCAATTACAACAATTGTTAAAATATGAATCACATACACAAATCACAAATTTTCAATTAGCATCCCATTTTAAAGTTGAATATCAAAAAGCATACAACAGAACTAGAATTTTTAGAAAACCTAGTGGAATACAAAGCAGCCAAGTTGTAGCAGCTGATATTACAATAAATCCTCTTAATAAACATATAATAAGAGAATTTTTCCCACAAGATCTTGACATTGCTGGTGATGCACAAGGTGATGCTGTTAAAAGAACAGCTAAACGACATGTTGATGTTTATAAGAAGGCATTTAATTTTAAAGATAACAGTGACTATAAGGGTAATAAAAGATTCTTTTTATCTTTTATTAAAGACAATGGTTCTACCATAAGAACTATAGCAACGGGTAGTATCCCTACAGCCTCGAATACTCCTATTAGAACAGAAAATTTAGCAGAACTAAGTACTATAGAAATAATTAGTGCCTCATTAGATCCTTCTGATGTTTCTTTTCCTCTTTTCTTAGAATTAAATGGGGTTGAAAAACATCCTTTAAACCAAGATTATAATGCTCAAAAATCAACCACAACTTGGGGTAGTGCAGGAACCCCTTCGTTACCCTCTTTAAATGATATAACACCCCCTGATATTCATGGTTTAGTGTTTTCTAGAGTTACAGACGATGTTCCTTCTCTTTTAGTTAATCTAAATAAAACTAATGAATTAAGAAGTGGAGGGGGAAAATTTCCTTATATTATAATACCTAAAAACCTTCATCCTTATATTAAGGATAACCTTAAATTATACTTATCAAAAGCGGGTATAAACGTAGGTGGGGATGCTACTCAAACCATAGATGAAATCATAGCAAATAAACCACGTAAACCACGTTTAACCCCAGGTGTGCGTAAAGCAATATCACGTGGCCGTAGACGAGGATTACTTAGAGAAGAAGAATCTAATAGAGATAGAAGGCAACGAGAAAGAGAAAATAGAAGGAAAAAAAGAAAACAAAATCGCGAAAACAGAAAAGAAAACCGACAGGAAAACAGACAAAAACGCCGTGAAAATAGAGAAGAACGCCGTGAAAACCGTCGTGGAAATAGACAAGACCGCAGGCAAAACCGTAGAAACCGAAGAAGAAATAGATAATAATGTCAAGGCAAATCGATTTACAATTATTAAGTTCTAGTGGTGATTTAACTGTTAGTTTAACAAGCCCTTTTGGCTCTAATTATACAGCAGGTGAAGATGCATCTAGTGGTGGTACCCCACCATTATTTGATGGGCTTTCTGGTCAAGCTAATCCTAAATTAATACTTAATAATACATCAGCAGCCTCAGAAGGAGCACCTAAGGAATGCATTGTTTTAAACTTTAATACTCTTATTAAAGCCCAAGAAATAAGAGTAGACCTTGTTCATATGGGCACACTCACATATAACTTATATATCAATGCAGGGTCATCAGACACTGATTTTACTAGTAAAGTAGAAAAAACTGTACCTGAAGTAGGAAACCCTACAAGAAGGCAGCATGATATTAATTTACCTGGTGGTTTTTTAGGAACAGCGATACAAAATATAGTTTTTGAATTTGAAACAAGTAATAATTCTGATAGCGCAGATCATATAGTTAGCGAAATTGAACTTTATATTGAAAAAGAAGTCGAAACCCCTAACTTTGAATTTAATGATTCAGTTTTAGAAACTAAAGGTTGGAATTCATCTCGCTATGACGGTAGGCAATTGTCAGCTGCTAAAATTAATGAATTTACTGAGGGTGATATTACTTACGGTAAAACACCTGTTGTACAAAATTACACCAGAAATATATATGTTGGAAGTAAAATAGTAAAATTAGATCACCCAGGCCTTTTAGATGACACTTTATTGCCTATTGATGATTTTTCTTATGTTCAAAGTAACTATTATATAACGGTAAATGAAAATGGATCTATAACCCATAATAGATTAGAAGATACAGATACTAAAATAACTGAAAAGATAAGTTTTTATAGATCGTTTTATGGTGATTTTCCATTAGATAGTACTTGTAATATTACTATATTTGATAATAAAACAAAAAATAATTTAAAATCTTCGTATCCTATATATTTTAATGGTGGGCAATTACAAAAATTAATTGAATATAACCTTGACCTTAGTGCACAATTTATAGATGAAAATAATGTTGATGATCTATATGATATCGAAACATTTAATATTAATACCAGCGAACCTACTATAAAATTTACGGGATATGAAAACGATGATTTAAATGCGAGTTTTAAACGTATATTACATTCTAATGTTGAAATACTTAACGAATCCTTACTTAGAGAATTTTACCCTGGAAATACTGATAATCCTGCTATTCGTAGAGGCAGTATACAATTAACAGAAGACCATATTGATTTTTATAATAAAGCTTTTGAATATAAACTTAATAGTAATTATATAAACAATAAAAGATTTTTCCTTACATTTTTAGAAACAGGAAGCGAAACCCCTATCCGTACTATAGCTACAGGTAGTATCCCTGAAGGTAGTGAAGTTGCTTTAAGGACCGAAGATTTAGCTGAATTAAGCACATTCGAAATAATAAGTGCTTCTGCTGAACATGATAATAGTTTTGGTAATGGTAGTGGAGCTAAAAATTTAGTGTGGCATATTTCTTCTAAATCTTCTTTTAACCAAGAATACGGTACTTTAACATATAGTGGTAATACTATTCGCCCCCAATTAGCAGAAAAAACTACAATTGTAATTAGCCAAGTTGATGATAGTTCACCTTCTCTTTTATTACCTTTAGATTATAGTACAGAACTTCCTTTAGGTCCTGGTGATAAACCTTTTGTTATAATACCTAAAAACCTTCACCCTTATGTTAAGGATAATCTTAATTTTTATTTATCTAAAGCAGGTATAAACATTAGTGATGATGCTACTCAAACTATAAAGGAGATTAGAGCTAATAAACGCCGCGGTCCACGTTTATCTCCTGCCCAACGTAGGGCATTAGCTAGAAGACAAGCCTTAGCCCGTGAACAATGGATGAACCAAGATTCTGAAAAAGAAAGAAGAAAAGCTGAAAGACAAAATAGAAGAAAAAAAAGAAAGGATAAAAGGAAAGAAAAACGTGAAGATCGCCGTGAAAACAGACAAAATAAAAGGGAAGATCGCCGCGAAAATAGGCAAAATAGAAAAGAAAATCGTCAAGAAAAAAGACAAGGGCGTAAAAACCGCAGAAAAAATAGAAGAAGAAATAAATAATATATATTTATAAACAAAACAGAATTAAATGGGATATTTAGATAATTCAAGCATCATTGTAGATGCAATAATAACTAAAAAAGGCCGTGAACTCTTATCAAGACAAGATGGTTCTTTTGAAATTACACAGTTTGCTTTAGCAGACGATGAAATTGATTATACGTTGTACAACGAAAATCACCCCGCAGGGTCAGCTTTTTATGGAGAGGCAATTGAAAACCTACCATTAATTGAAGCAATCCCTAACGAAAATAACACTATGATTTCTAAATTAGTTACCTTACCTAGAGGTACTACTAAAATCCCAGTATTAAGTTTACAATCTACAAACATTAATGTTGGTAGATCTGCTAACTTTACAATTACACCAACTACTCTTAACTTTGATACTACAGTTGAATCAGAATATTCATTCACTGTAGCAGATAGAAGATTAATCCAACAAGGAGGTGTTTCAGGAGGTGTAGGTGAAAGAAGCACCACAGCAACTGTCCCATTTACTGGTACTGCCCTTTCCCAAACATTTGTAGGTACTTCATTTACAGGTACTTCATTAGCTGGAACTACATTATTTGGTACTAATGCGGCTTTAGCTACTTCCATTATAATAGTTGGTTTAGATACAGGTGCAAGAGCCACAGTAACATTAACAGTAAGGAAAAGCTCAAGCGCTGGATCAACATCAGCAGTTCAAGCTAGATCATCATTCTAATAATTAAAACAACATGTCAACTTTTACATTTTTTGAAGCAGGAGATACAGTAGATTCTATAGATAGAGTATTTACTAGTGCTTGGTCAGATAATCTTAATGATTTAACAACCAACCATTTTTCTTCTAGTACTCAATATAATACATCTTCAGCCACTTCTAGTGGTGCCTTTTTTCAAGAAGTTTATCAAAAAGATCCTACACTTGATGGAGCTGAAGTCCAATATTCTATTGCATATGGGCATAGAGTAGGTAGTGGTTCTTTAGATTTTGATAATGCCGAAGGTGGTAAGGGATTTAGTGCTACTAGATCTGTTTATGGTCAATATAGAAACCTAGTATTTGGGGGTGATGAAACCCAAAATTTTAGTTTTGATGGCCACGTTTCTGATGGAATATATGTAATTAATATTAATAGAGCTCGTTATAAACATGCTCTTAGAATGGGTAATTTATCCCTCCATTTATCTGATGGTTCAAACCCAATAAAATTAACAGACGATTCGGTAACAACTTCAGGATCCGCAAATGCTATAAGAGCAGGTGTTGGAAGAGAATTTAATATAGTATCTGGTTCTGGTGGTATAAGAGTAGGAACAAGTAACATATATGTAACTAATAGTGGTTCTTATGGTTATGTTTACCCAGATGCTGGGTTTATAATTCTTAATGGTGATGCATTAGATGCTTCAGTTGCTGATAAAGGAATTAATTTAGGATCTACTCAAGGCAGTAATGAAGCCTCAACTAATGCTAACCTTTTAAGGATGGATATAAAAAACGGGGGTGAATTTATTTTAGATGGTCAAGAAGACATTGCAAGTAAATTTTACTTTGTAAGAGCAAAAAACACAGACTTTAATTATACTACAAATGACTCATTTACTGAAGATGACGGTACTTTAAAGTTTGATTCAATGATTGATAATCCAGAAACTTACATTACTACTGTAGGTTTATATAATGATAACCAAGATTTATTAGCGGTTGCTAAAATGAGCCAACCCCTTCCAAAAGACTTTACTAAAGAAGCCCTTATTAAGGTTAAACTCGATTATTAATGGCTGGTATATTTAAAAGACTCAGTGCAAATGACATAAAAATAACATCTTTTGAAGCCCATAAACAGTATAATACTGTTAATTTAGCTTCAATTGGTGCTACTACTGAGTCTTTAGAATGGAGTGGGTTAGCTAAAGACACGTTTACAACAGGGAGTAAACTATATTACCAAATAGATAAACTCTATTATAGAGATTATATTAAAAAAAGAGCGTACCGTTTAGAATTAAATGATGCTACTTATACTACCCAAGAACGTAGATTATACCAAAGTGCTAGTGTATTAAGTTTAAGCCAAAAAACTTTTGGATCTGAAGTTCAACCAGAAACTTTTGAATTATCTGGATCTAAAAGTAGTTTACAATTTTATTTTAAGGATGATGGGTTTGGTAATCTTTATGATGTAAATAAAGGAAGAGATAATTTTCCTAATGAAGATCATAGATTACTTTATTTAGGTCCCACACAAGCTTTTAAAAGAGCTAATTTAACAATCGATTATGAAACAGGAAAAGAATATGTAAACAGTCCTTTTCTTAACGGTTATACCAGAACAGTATATGATGATTCATATTTTTTAAATGAAGTTGAATTTAACAATGTTAATTTTGTAATTAGTAATAATTCAGGATTCCATAATGTAAAAACTAATTCTTTAATAGGGGGTGTTACTTCAAGTATAATAATCCCCCATCAACCTCAATTTAATTTTGAAGCCAATGATGATTTTACAATCACTTTTTATTATGATATAACCGATACAGATAGACATCAAGCTAGTCTTTCTAAAGAACATTTTATTCTAACTAAAGAAGGCACAAAAACAGTAGCTTCTTTACCTTCTGAAAAAACCCGAGAGGTTTCTTTAAGAGAATCAGGATCTTCCCAAATAAAAACTGCACCTGTTGGTAATCAATTCCCTTATAGAATATACTATAAAGGAAATCATCCACAATCAAACAATGCATCTATCTTTTTTGAAAGATCTGATGGGGAAACAATACAAGTTGTAACTGCTTCGTTTTTTAGAAATATTGGTACAGGTAAAAGATTTGTCTCATGTAGAAATGATGGTGGAACATTAAAAATAGATGTAAAAGGTCCAACTGATAGAAGTGGAACTTCAACTGAACAAAATTCACCTACTTTAAGTAAAACTGTATCTAATAAAGCAAACATAACTTTATATAATAAACCCCAACCTAATGGTTCCTATACTAATTACATAGGTAGTGGAAGTGGTGCTATTAGCCAATTAATGATATGGAATCAAGCCTTATCAACATCCGAAATAGCTAATGTATCTGAATCAATCACAGGTACTTATAAAGTAGGTAATATATTTTATGATAATGGTTTTACTGTTATTACACACCCCACATATATGGATGTATTTGACGGGGGAGAATTAAATACTCTAAAATACAAAAATACTCACTTAATTACTGAAAATGAATATCAGTGTACTATGACTGAGGATGAATTTGAATTTACTACAAACCCAACAGCTCGTAAAATTCCCTTTAGGGATAGTGAGGATATAGCCAATTTTACAACTGGTTCTAATTTTAAACCTTATATTACATCAGTAGGATTATACGATGATACGGGTAATTTATTAGTAGTAGGAAAATTAGCTCAACCAATTAAAGCCAGTAGTGAAACTGATACTACATTCGTTATAAGATATGACACATGATAATACCAGAAAGTTATGAACAATTCCCAGAAGGCACATATGGATATGTTTACCAAACAACCCATTTACCTACTGGAAAAAAGTATATTGGCAAAAAATCGTTAATATACAATCAAAAGAAAAAAATTGGTAAACGCGAAGCCGCCCTATGGGAAGGGAAAGGTAGACCACCAGTTTATAAGCAAGTTCAAAAAGAAAGCGATTGGAAAACCTATTATGGTTCTCATCAATTTATTAAAGGTGAAATTAAAAATGGTAATCAAGCTGATTTTGAGCGTATAATTTTGCAATTAGCATATTCTAAAAAAGAACTAACATATTTAGAAAATAAAGCACTTTTTAGTATGGGTGTACTAGAAACCGAAGATTATCTAAACGACAATATTGAAGGAAGATATTTCAAGAAAGATTTTGGCTTTTGACCTTTCTTTCATATATTTAAGGCATGAAGGAGGACCGCCTTATCTATTTGCTCGAAAGTCTTTTAGGAAAAAGCAAAAACGCACGCGGAGGCGATGAAGCTGTATTTAGTTGCCCAAATTGCAACCACCACAAGAAAAAATTAACATTTAATAAATACACACAAAAATTCCAATGTTGGGTGTGTGGTTTTAAGGGTGCTAGAGCAATACAACTTCTTAAATTTATTAAAGCTCCTTACACTGCTTTTCAAGAATTAAAAGATATTGATGCTCAGTATAATTTTAAAACTGCGCACATAGAAAAGCTAAAAGATCAACTTCAACTACCTGAAGAATTTACCCCACTACTTAAAGGTAGAGGATTAATTCGAGACAAAGCATGGAACTACCTACAATCCCGCGGAGTTACAGCACAAGACGTAGTAAAATACAACATTGGATATATTGAAGATGGCAAATTAGCTAACTTTATAATCATACCAAGTTATGACAGACATGGATCCCTTAACTACTGGGTGGGTCGCTCGTTCGATCCGCAAGCTTACCACAAGCACAAGCTTCCGCCAACATCAAAAGATATTATTGGCTTCGATATGCTTTGCAACTTTAATATTCCTATTATCATTTGTGAAGGTGCCTTTGATGCGATCGCAATCAAGCGAAATGCCGTGCCCTTGTTTGGAAAACGAATCAGTAAATCACTCTACAAAGAACTTGTTAGAGGAAGGGTAAAACAAATATACCTTGCACTTGATCAGGACGCTATAAATGATTCACTTAAGTATGCTAAAGAACTTATGGCATATGGTAAGGAAATATTTTTATTAGAACTTGAAGGCAAAGACCCAAGTGACTTAGGGTTTGAAGCAATGACTCGCATATTACAGAACGCAAAACCATTAACTTTTCAAGGATTAGTAGAAAAGAAAATCTTGTATCAGTAATCGATATGTATTGACAAACTGCAGTTTACATGAAAATAGCCCTTTTACCTGGTGGTTTTAAACCACCTCACCTAGGACATTATAATATGGCAAAATATCTTGCAGATTTTGCTGATAATGTTATAGTAAGAATAGGTCAAAAAGAAAGAGAAGGTATAGGGGCCCCATTAGCTCTTGAGGTTTGGAATTTTTATAAAGAATTTGACCCAGATCCTCGTGCTCAAAAATTAACTATTAGTGTAGCACAATCTCCATCTCCTGTAAAAGATGTATATGATTTTGTAGAAAAAATAGCACCTGAAGGATCTACAATTATTTTAGGTTTAGGTGAAAAAGATGCTACTGATGGTCGCTATAATAATATCCCCAAATTTGCAGAACCACGCAATATTAAAGCTGATATTGAATTAGTTCCACCACAGGCTGGTGGTATTTCAGGTACTCGTATGCGTGAAATTATTAAATCTAATAATAAAGAAGAATTCTTTAAATATATTCCTGAATTTTTACCCAAAGAAATTAAAGAAGAACTTTGGACTAAATTAATAGATAGTACTATGCCTACTGATATAGATGAAATGATGGGGGGTACTATGAATAGAGAGGAAATGGCTAAACATATGGCTAATATGAAAAAGCTCCGTAAATTTTTTTCTAAACAGGGGGACCAAATGGTTCAAATTCCAACTAATTTAACAAAAGGATTAAAAAGAAAGTTATATGAAAAACTCGGAATCCAAAGAGGAACAATCGAAAGTGAAGTCCAATTTATATCTAGGGAAATATTTGAAATTTTTAAGCAAAATCTCGGAAAATCATTCGAAGCCGGAGAAATAGAAGGATATATTGAAGGGGGCGAAGTTGTATTAGAATATGAAGTTGAAGTAAAATTTATCCCTAACACAGATATCCCAGGATTTAGCTTTGATGCTTCAGCAGACGATGAAGATATTAAAATCGAAATAACTTATAATCCTGGTTCGTTTCCTGCAGAATTTAATAATTTTAACGCAGAGTTAAAAGAAACACTGCGTCACGAAATAGAACACATAACTCAATTTGGGTTTGAACTTAAAGGTGGCTTTGAACAATATAAGGGTTCTATCCCCTTCCACAAATATCTCCAACTATCACATGAAATTCCGGCATTTGTTAGGGGGTTATATAAACGTGCTAAAGTAAAAAATATGTCTCTTGTAGATACATTTGATGAATTTTTTGAAGAATATGAAGCAAGTTTTAATAACCCAGAAGAAATAAATCAAGTTAGGAATGCTTGGCTTGATTGGGCTAGGTCAAATCTCCCAGACGCTCAATTAGATGAAAATTATCCACCTTATAAAGTAAATCAAGTTCAACAAACTAGATATAGAGCAAGTGACACATTTACAAATGACCCTAAAAAAGCTAAAAAATTAGGTTATTTAGAAGATAACGCAGTAGATGAAGGAGATACATATGAAAAAATGGCGGCTAAAGGTAAAAAAGCAGGCAATTTAAAACAAGGTACTGTTAGAAAACGCTTAAATATTCCTAAAGGCGAAAAAATACCTTTATCATTAATTAATAAAGAATTATCTCGCCTTAAAAAGATGGAAAAACGAAGTGCTAAAAATCAAAAATATTACAAAGCACTTACATTAGCTAAAACATTAAAAACTACAACTCATAAAGAAAATATAGATCCTGAAGCCCAAAGAAAACACAAGGGTAAATCGGCCCCATATGGTTCTGCTTATGAGCCTGTAAAAGAGGGAGACCCTAAAGTAGGTACAGGTAAAAAGCCTAAGGGTAGTGGACGTCGTTTATATACTGACGAAAACCCTAGAGACACAGTAAAAGTTAAATTTAGTACTAGACAAGATATAGTAGATACTTTATCTAAAAAATCATTTAAAGCTAAATCTCATGCTCGCCAATCACAAATTATTAATTTAATTCACCAACGAGTTAGAGCAGCATTATCTAGAGCTAAAGATCCTGCTGTAAAAAAACGATTACGTTCTGCTTTTGATTATATTAAAAAGCGTAAAGAAACATCAAAACGAAAAACACAAAGAATGAGAAAAGAAGGATTATTCTCACAAGAATGGTGGTTAGATATAATCACTGAAGATATATTAAACGAAGGTGGCGCCGCAGGACATATGGCACACCCATTTGATTTACCTAACGTTAAAACAGGTAAAGATTTAATTAAGTCATTTGAGCAAGCTGCTGATAGTTTAAAAAAAGTACCCGGTAGTGTCAAAATAGATGGCGTAAATGCGTCAATTAGATTAATAAATCTCGACGGAAAACGGGTCTTCGCCATGGACCGTGGCTCAAAAAAGGCACTCGATTTACGTGGCGTTACTAAAGCTGACTTAGAAGATAGATTTGGCGCTGGTCACGGTATGATTAAGTCCGGTGGTGACGTATTAGATATATTTAACGCTGCTTTACCATCAATTCAAGAAGAATTAAACGCATTAGGGTTAATTGACGATCCTAACGTTATGTTTAATATGGAATATGTCAGTGGTAAGTCTAATGTACAAGACTATGGTAAAAATTTCTTAGCAATCCATGGTTTACTAAAAGTAGAAACCAAAGAAGTACAAGGTGCTCGTAAAATGCTAACCAAACGCGTTACTACTGAAAAACCATTTGCTCAAAGCGACATGGATGAGTTACTTAAAAAATTAGACCCATTTGCTAAAAAGAAAGGATTCGAAATATATGGTTCAGTACCTACAACATTTACTAAAGACCCTGATTTTAAATCAGCACTAAATGCTAGATACACTATTGATACAGCTGAAGGTGACCAAACTAAAACATTAGCTCAGTGGTTAAATGGTGTTACTAATATTCCTAAAACTGACCGTTTAAAAATGAACATTGAAGAAACCGACTCTATTAAAGATGTTGGTGCCTTGAGTAAGCAAGTATACTTTGCTGTGTTTGGTGGCGAAAATGTAGATTCATTATTTAGTAGCGAACAAGAAGTTAACAAAGCTATTCAAGGAGCTACCACATACCTCGCAACAGAAAAATTAGGAGATGCAATACTAGATGTACTTGATTCACCGATGGGTTCTGTTAATGATCATGAGGGTGTAGTTATACGTGACGATAAAATCTCACCTAAACCATTCAAAGTTACAGGTAAATTTATAACAGGAGGTGTATCCTCAGATTTTCAGAAAAAATGAAACTTAAAGATATATTAAACGAAATTACAGGAACTAAAGTTAAAGTAAAAGATTTAACTTTTAATATGTTAAGAAGTACTTTTACATCAAAATATCAAGATCTTAGGGATAGTGATGTAAGACCTACATATAAAGACCCAATTTATCTTCCAAAAGGTGATGGTAGTTCAAGTGGGATTATTGATGATATTGCCCTGGATAATTATAAAGAATATATTATGGATAGGGTTGGGGATGTTGAAATTATTTTAGATCCTACTACTAATAAAGGAAGAATCGAAGACCCCGCTTTTAAAGACAGAGAAGAACGTCTGGGTAAGGGTATCCAATCTTATTATGATAGTAAAAAACCCGGTGAATTTACAGGTGATTAAATAAAAGTTATGTTAAAAAAAGAATTTAAAAGAAAAGATGTAGAACGCATGCGTAACCTTATTAAAGGTGACACAGGCAAATCTGCAGAGTTGCAAGTTGGTTATACTGCTGAAAAAGAAGATCGTAAAGAAGGCGATATTTGGGAAGAAGGTGGTAAACAATGGACTATTAAAGATGGTATAAAACAAACTTATACTAAACTTGATAGAGTTAAAAAAGAAGCTATTTTACCATTATTTTGCCCTAGCTGTGGTTCATTAATGAAAAAACGTTTAGATGCTAAAATGTATAAGATACATAAAACATGTTTTGATTGTGTAGTTGAAATGGAAGCTAAATTAAAACGTGAAGGTAAATATGAAGAATATGAACATAAAATGATAGTAGATAATGCTAAAGATATGGTAAATGATTTTGAAGTTTATTTAATGGAAGCCTTAAATACATCTAATACACAGTATGTTTCAGAAAAGGGTGAAGTAGAAAGGTGGAAAGGTGGAGTAAATAAAGAAAAATTAACTAAAGAAATAAAAGAAGCAGTTTCAGAATTTAAAGAAAAATTAGAAAAAAAATGATTAAATTACGAGAACTTTTATTTGGTAAACCTGATTGTGATTGTGGTTGTATTAATTGTGAAGGTACTAAACTTAATGAAGGAGTTAAAGTATCAGAAAATTTACAATACCATTTAGATAATAAAATCCCATTAGGTGAATCAGTATTTAGAATCAGCTCTAATGCTCATGTTAAATTATTTGCTGAAACTAGAAAATTATGGGAAGCTGGTAAGATGCAATTATCTGAAGCAGACGAATATTATATGCATACAGATGCGGGTCGTCAAGGAATGTATAAAGGTCAACTAGTACCGCTTGACTTACCTTATGTTATGGAAGCGGCTAAACCTAAAAAGAAAAAACAACCACCTTTAAATAAACCAAAACGTGGGGGTCCTAAAGCTTACTATGTTTATATAAGAGACCCTAAAACTAAAAAAATTAAAAAAGTTACATTTGGTTCAGGTGGTTTGAAAGCAAAATTAGGAAATAAAAAAGCATCACAAGCATTTGCAAAAAGACATGATTGTAAAAATAAAAAAGACAGGACTAAAGCTAGTTACTGGAGTTGTAACCTTCCTAGATACCATAAACAGTTGGGTCTTGGAACACCTGCCTCAACTTACTGGTAAACCTTATACTGATATAATAGAAGCAGACGGCACAACAAGTCGTCTGTTTTCTGTTTCAACTAAACCAGAAGCCCTAAAATGGCATATGGATGATGAAGACAGAATTATTACTGTTCTTGGTAAAACTAATTGGCAATTTCAATTTGAAGATCAATTGCCAGTTTCTTTAGATAGGCCTATATTTATTAAGAGACACCAATGGCATCGTCTTATAAAAGGAGACGGTCCATTAATGATTAGTATCTATAAACATGCAAGAACGCAAACTAACAAAACCTGAAGCTAAAGCTAAAGAGCGTATAGTAAAAGATTTAAAGGGAGCTAAAGCCGACTTTAAAAAACGCTATGATAAAGATGCTGAGGCTGTTATGTATGCTACTGCAACTAAAAGAGCTAAAAAAATAGCCGAAACTGACTTAGGTACAGTAGAACCTATAGTATCAGCTTTAATATTAATTTTTGGATCTGTTGGTATAAAAGTTGGATTTGACCAACTAATCAAACTAACAGATAAATATGTAGCTCCTATTATTGATAGAATATATGGGAAAGTAGGTGCAGGTGCTGAATTTACAAGAAAACATTTAAAAACCCTATACTCTGCTTACACTCAAGGAAAAGAAGAACTTAAAGACAAAGTAATAGAATTACTTAATCTTAGTAGTTTAGATGAAGGAGGATGTGGTTGCAGTGCTTGTCAAGAAAAAGAATTAGAAGAAAAAAAAGCTAAACGAGATAGATGCCTTCGTATAGCTGACCGCAAATTTAAAAAACCATCTGCTTATAAAAGTGGAGCAGTTGTTAGGTGTCGTAAAGGTAAAATTTGGAAAGGCGTTAAAGAAGATGTCTTATCTGAGAAAGAAAAAGAAACATTACGTACTTGGTTTAAACGCCGTGGTGCTCCTGGTAAAACAGGCGGTTGGGTTGACTGTAATACAGGCAGAAAAGACCCTAAAACTGGTAAAATGAAATATAAGCCATGCGGCCGAAAAAAAGGTGAAAAACGAGCAAAATACCCCTCATGCCGACCTACACCTGGAAAATGTAAAGATAAAGGTAAAGGAAAAACTTGGGGCAAAACAAAATAAATTATGGCTAGAAGAAAAAAAACTCCTCAAACCGAAATTAAAAGATTACTTGATAAAACTCAAGTAGATGAAAAAGTATTAGCTAAAGTTCAAGAACTTCTTGATAAAACAGAAGTCGATGATAAAATAGTTGGTGCTGTTAATAATGCTAAAGAAGCATATGCTGATGCTAAAGAATCAGGCTTAATTGACAAAATTAAATGCTACGTTAAGTGCTATGGTGGTTATGTCTTAGCAGTAGGAGCAGGTTACTTATTTGGTGTTAATTTTTGGTGGGGATTAGGATTCCTTGTTGCAGCAGGACTTTGGGCAAATAAAGTAACAGCTTGCCCTTTAAAATAATATAACATGAGCTTTTTAGACGAAGGAACATTTATAGGAAAAGGAGCAGTAAAAGATGCTCTTAAAGACCCTGAATTCAAAGCCTTAAAAGGCGATGAAAAAGCTAACGCTTTAAAAACCCTTAAAATGGGGGGTTCAGTAACAACTGAAATAAAAGAAGCAAACGCTTTCCTTGCCGCTGCTGATGCTGCTAGAGATAAGGGAGATAAAGAATTTGAGTTTCCTAAAGGTAGTGGTAAAATTCATAAAGTTACTCTTAAAAGAGACTTAGATCTTGAAGAAGGTAAATTATCTACTGCTCTAGGAGGAGTAGCATTTCTTGCTAGTCTTTTATTGATGGGTAAAATTAATTCCTCTGATCCAGTAATTCAACGTCTACAAGCCGAATATGAACAAGCCGAACCCGCCAAACAAGATTCTATTAAAAAATTAATGACTAAAAGAATCTTATTTTTGGACACAGGCAAAGCTGATGATTCTACTCCTATGGATGAAATATCTCATTATAATCCACCTGAGTGGACTATTTTTGAACCTACCAGGGGTACTAAAGGAAGATATAGAAGTGCTGTAGGTGACTACAAAACCTTAGACCAAAAATATGGTGACCCCGGATCTATTAAAAAAGATTTAAAAACCACAGGTAAAAAGTTAGTTAAATATGCTAAAAAACAGCAACTTTGGGATAAATTATTAGCTAAAGCAACCGATACAAAATATAATACTCCATTTACTGATTTTATAGAAGATTTTCAAGAAAAAGTAAAAAATTCTGATAAAGGAGGTGAACTAAAAAAGTTTGCTAAAAAAGTTTCTAACATAGGAAATATGTCTCCATCTGAATTTAAAGCTTTTATTAGAGAATTAAAAAGTACTGGATACGATAAAGATGATATTAAAAAATTAGAAGCTGCTTATACTAAATCTCAAAAAGATAAAAAGAAAAAAAACCAACCAAAACCAAAACCTACTAACGAAGGTAACTGTGGATGTGGTCAAACACCCTGTAAAACTTATGGCAAAATGGAAGAAACTAAAGAAAAAGAATTTGATTATAAAGCCCCTAAGGATAAAGATAAGGACGATATCAAAATAGATCCTGATACTAAATTTACAGTTGATTTAAAGCACCTTATTCAAAAACATATGAAAGAGGGCAAGTCTAAAGAAGATACAATTAAATTTACTAAGGCATTAATGGCAAAACTTCATAATAAAGGTGAAGTTACCGTAGATGGCACTAAAATTACTTTTAAAGAAGCTGATGTACCCCAAGACACACAATTAGCACTTCCAGAACCACCTAAACAAACTGCAAACTTTTTAGGTCCTGATAATATGGATTATGAAGGAGGTATGGCAAAATCACAAATTCTCAAGATGAAAAATTATGCTAAAGCACTGTGTGATATGATTGATGATGAAACACAATTAGAATCATGGGTTCAAGCTAAATTAACTAAAGCATCTGACTACATGTCTTCAGTTTACCATTACTTAGACTACCAACAGACTAAAAATCTAAGAAACAATAATGAATAAATTAACTGAACAACGGTTAAGACGTAAAATACGTCAAATTCTTAGGGAGGAAAGGGAATATCAATTACGTCAATTATCTCCCGGGGCTCATAGTGCTTTAGGAGCTGATATATTAGGTATCCCCCCTTCTGCAGTTGCTGATGTTAAAATTATTAAAGCACCTAAACCAATTTTTAAGTGTTTTCTTGATAATGGTCAATCTTTTAATTTAATTGATAATGGCGAATATATGCAAGCTGATATTAATCGTATTTTATTTGACCTAGATAGACATGATGATATTAATGGTGCAAAGTATGAACTTGAAAAACTAATGCAAAAAGGCAAACAAGCTTCTGACGATGAAGAAGCAGCTGATACTGGGGTTGATGATATAGGAGGCGATGTAGGTGGAGATGAACCCGCAGCTGAAGAACCAGCAGATGAACCCGCAGCAGAACCCGAAGCATAATGAATAATAACCCAGAATTTAAACAAGCCCTAATGGGTATTTATAGGGATGGATGCAAAAAATTTAACATCCGTACTACCCCTAAAGTAATATTTCGCAAGGATACTGAAAATGGAGCAATGACTTTGGGTCGTACTGCATATTATGATCCTAACGATTTAACTATTGTTCTTTATACTTCAAATCGCCACCCTAAAGATATACTTAGATCATTTGCACACGAATTAATTCACCATGTTCAAAATGAAAGAGGTGATTTACATTTAGGAGATGCAAGCGATCCTCAATACGCCCAAAACGACGAACACCTTCGTAAGATGGAAAAAGAAGCATATTTACAAGGTAACTTATTAATGAGAGACTTTGAAGACAATTTTAAATACCAACAGTAAAAAACAACAATATATAGACTAGATTTATAGCCTAGTCGACTTAAAAAAATGATTAGAGAGCTGTAACCTCATGTGGGTTATAGCTCTTTTTGTCGTATATTTAACCGTTAAAATTACGCATAAATGCAAGAAAAAATAGTAATTGTAGGAGCCGGTGTAGCAGGCGTTAATGCTGCAACAAAGTTAGTTGATAATGGGTATGATGGAAGTCGTATTACTATTATTGATATGGGTAATGATCC